GAAGTTATCCTTGACCGAGCGCATTTCTTCCTGTTGTTTTTTGTTTGGCGATGCGACCCAGCGAATCACTCGGTGCGGTACATCATCTGACATATGCTCGGGGATTTCTTTGGTCACCCAGTTACGATAGACACCCTTTGGTGCGAGGACCAAGGCGAAGTTAATCTGCCCAGCGAGGAACAACATGCCGATGTTATCGATAAGAACCTTGGACTTACCTGTTCCCATCTCCATGAAGTAGCCGAACTCTTCTTCAAAGCATCCATGATCCAGCGCCACCTGTTGGTGGTCGAATGGTTTATATTTATAATTGTACTTGACAGTCATCACATACCTCCAGTAGAGTCCACCTTACGGATGGCAAGATGACTTGTCAACTAACTTAACCTGAAGAGGATGGAACTTATGAAAGGTGATGCATGGAGGGCGTGGCGAGGGTCGGATGGTTTCCCCCCAGATTATGTCCAGAACATATTGGAGGAAGGGAGGAAGGCAGAAGTTATTGTCGGCTCCGTTTACTCGAAAAGTCAGGCTGGTTTGACAGCTGACAGTAAAATTAGACGAAGCAAAATTGCTTGGTTAAATCATCTGCCTACAATTAAAAACGATTTGTTTGACTTTGTGACTGAAGCAAACAGGAAATCATTTAGTTACGATGTCCACAAATCGGCGGATATTCAGTTTACTGAGTATCATTGTTCGGAAAAGGGTCATTACGACTGGCATGAAGACTGGAATCAATTCGATGGGGCTAACTTCGAGAGAAAGTTATCCGTGACAGTACAACTTTCGGCTCCAGATGAATACGAAGGCGGGGAGTTTGAACTTCATAACATAGATCTACCCGATTGGATTAAAGAAAGAGGTTCTATTCTAGTTTTCCCAAGTTTTGTACGACATAGAGTAAAACCCGTGACAGCAGGCGTTCGACGTTCTCTTGTTGCATGGTTTGAAGGCCCACGTTGGAGGTAAAATAATGAGTGACATATTCGAAGACTACTTAGACGAGGGGGATGCACTCTCCCAAGTCAACACCGGGACAGGATCGCAACTCAGCGACTTGGTTCGGAAGCTCCGCAACATAGAATCACAGATGGAGGATGCGGAGCAGCATCTCAAAGCGTTGAAGGCTGACAAGCACAAGCTCTCAACAGAGAACATCCCTGCACTTATGGATGAGATGGGCGTGGAGCGACTTGATGTGGACGGTGTAACCGTATCGCGTAAGATGATTGTTCATGCGTCGATCCCTGCTGACCGCAAGGAGGAGGCATTTACTTGGCTCCGCGACAACAACTTGGATGACATCATCAAGAACGATGTGACCTGTTCCTTTGGTAAGGGTGAAGACAACGTGGCGGGGGATGTCGTTGGCATCCTGCAAGAGCGTGGCTTCGATCCAAAGACCAAGACCCATGTCCACCCATCTACACTCAAGGCCTTTGTTAAGGAGCGAGTGACAGACGGCAAGCCAATCGACCTCGACATGTTCGGGGCTTACATCAACAACGCAGCAGAAATTCGGAGGAAAGCATAATGGCTAACGCAGTAGCAAAAGTAAAAAGTGCAGAGTTAAGCACAGACGTATTGGACGATATCTTTGAGACGGCAGGGGATGGTGCATCCTTTGCCGCGGACGAGATGCAGATACCGTTTGTTCGGATCCTGCAAGCATTGTCACCGCAGCTGAACAAGAAGAAGCCTGAGTTCATCGAAGGGGCATCGTCCTCTGACATGTACAACACGGTCACTGGTCAGCACTGGGATGGCGAGGAAGGCTTGGTTGTTGTGCCATGCTTCCAAGTCACCAAGTATCTGGAGTTCGTGCCTCGCGATCAAGGTGGCGGGTACAAGGGTGAGATCCCTGCAAACGATCCTATTCTTCAACGCACCTCGCGTGAGGGCTCCAAAGAGATCCTTCCGCATGGCAATGAGTTGGTCAAGTCTGACCAGCACTATTGCTTGGTGGTTGATGCAGACGGTGGGTTCCAACCTGCGGTGATCGACATGAAGTCGAGCCAGTTGAAGATCAGCCGTCGCTGGAAAACACAGATTGCGATGCAGAAGATCAAGCACCCCAAGACTGGTGCGATGGTTACACCTGCGGTATACGCTACGATGTGGCGTCTATCTACGACTGAAGAGTCCAATGACCAAGGTACATGGGGCAACTACCAAATTGCCAAGGAAGGCTTGGTATCCAACCGTGATCTATTGATGGAAGCGAAAGCGTTCCGCGAGTCGATCATGGCTGGTGAAGTGAAAGCTGCTGCTGATCCAGAGCATACCTCTAAGGGTGTGTCGGATAAGGATGAGGATGAGGATGAGGATAACGACATCCCGTTTTAAGTAGCCTTGGCAGGGTAGGTCTTGGGGAAGATCTGCCCTGCTTCTTTCACAACAGGAGCCAAGCATGTCACTAGCACAAAGAATGCTAGCGGCCTTTGAGGGATCGAAGGTTGCACACGGCACGACCAAGGTCGGTAAGGTTGGACGCAACGGCAAGGCCGAGGCTGACAGTCGCATTGTCCGTGAGCCGTTAACACAGAAGATCATGCAAGGACACATTGATGGTGAGCAGGGGATCGGTGCGATCCCAATCAACGATGACAACAAGTGCCGCTGGGGTGCGTTGGACATAGACATCTATGATCTAGATCAGAACGAACTCCAGGCTCGGATTCAGAAGCTCAAACTTCCCTTGTTGCATTGCCGCTCCAAGTCGGGCGGAGCCCATCTATATCTGTTCCTTGAAGAGTATGAGCAAGCCAGCGTGGTCAGAGAGTATCTGCTTGAGATGGCTGTAGCTCTGGGCCACAGCGGCTGCGAGATATTTCCAAAGCAGGACACGATCCTGTCTGAGCGCGGGGATGTAGGGAACTTCATCAACCTGCCTTACTTCGATGCGGAGCTACCGTTGCGGTATTGCTACGACGAGAAGGTACAGTCCATGGAGCTTGAGGCTTTCTTGGACGCCGTCGAAAGTAAGTCCACTGCGCTCTCTTCCCTTGAGAAGCTGCGGACCAAAAAGCAACGCAAGCAGTTCAGCGATGGGCCACCATGCTTGCAGCATATGTTTGCCGATGGGCCTGTGGCTGATGACCGGAACAAGAAGCTGTTCATGTGTGGTGTCTACTGCCGCCTGAAGCACTCGGATGATTGGGTGCAGCAGTTCGAGACAATGAACCAGCAGTTGTTCACTACGCCTCTTGATGCCAAGGAAGTTCTGGCTTTGCAGAAGAGCTTGGGAAAGAAAGAATACTTCTACACCTGTGAACAGGAGCCCTTCAAGAGTTACTGCGACAAAGAACTGTGCATGTCTCGGAAGTTCGGCGTGGGTGATTCGGAGGTTGCATCTATTGAGGTAGGAGGATTGCTCGTGCAGTTGTCTGAGCCGCGCCTGTATTTCCTGACCGTATCTGGGCAGCGTGTGCAGTTAAACTCTGAGCAGCTACAGAACCAGACCTTGTTTCAACGTGCGTGTATGGAGCAGATCCAAGTCGTGCCTCCTATACAGAAGCCTCGGGTCTGGCAGAACTTGCTGCAGCGGCTGATGGCCGAGTCCACCAAGCAAGAGGTTCCAGAAGAGTTGACCCTGACGGGTGAGTTCAAGGACCTGCTTCGCACCTACTGCACCAGCCAGATCAGAGCGATGCACCCAGAGGAACTGATAAGCGGTAAGCCTTGGACAGACAACGAGGGGTTCACTTCGTTTACCATAGCAGGGCTGATGGAGTTCTTGCACAACCGCCGATTCAAGGCGTTTACTAGGGCCCAGATCCAAGAGATATTGAAACAACTAAACGGCAACAAAGAATGCCACGGGCATAAAGCTATCAACAAGGCAGACGGTTCAAGGTCCACGATCCGAGTATGGTGGGTCCCTGCTTTCGAGAACATAGACGTATCACTGCCTATCGAGGAGATTAACAATGACATCCCTTTCTAAGAAACTTTCTAAGATGATGAAGGTCAAGGATGTGGCGGAGTGGCTCGGTGTTTCAGAGTCCGCCATATACAAGTGGGTAAATGACGGCGACTTCCCCAAGCCCTACAAGCTAGGCAACGCTGACGCACAACGTGCAGCTAGCCGCTGGGACCGCAAGGAGATCGAGCGTTGGTTGGAGAACCGCCGTGATCAATAATGCGACGCTGATCCTTGGCCCACCTGGCTGCGGTAAAACGTACACTTTGATTGAGCGGGTTGAGGCCAAGCTGCAAGAGGGTGTGCATCCTTCTCGTATAGGCGTGGTCTCGTTCACAACCAAGGCGATTGGTGAGTTCGTTGAGCGGGCAACCGTGAAGTTCAATCTCAGTAAGAATGACTTCCCGCATTTCAGAACGCTCCATGCCACAGGCTACCATGGCTTGGGTCTTGACCGAGGCGATGTCATGAGCCGAGAGGATTACAAAGCCCTTGGCAAAATACTGGGCCTAGCCTTTGACGGTGCGGATGCAACCTCGATGGACGATGGGATTCCTGTACCTACCATGGGTGGTTCAGGGTCCAAGTACCTGCAACTGATTATGCGGGCGGTCTATCGTGAAGAGACACTGGACTATGAGTATAACTACGAAGAGGATTACTCGCTGAACTTCTCCAAGTTGGTGCAGGTTTCTCAGCAATTGGATGAGTACAAGTCTAAAAAGAATAAACTAGATTTTACGGACATGATCTCCAGATACATAGACATCGCGGAAACCCCGTACCTTGACCTGTTGATTGTGGATGAGGCACAGGACCTGACGCCGTTGCAGTGGACGATGGTTGAGGCGATGTCTAAGACTGCCACCGAGGTTCTGATCGCAGGGGACGATGACCAAGCTATCCACCGCTGGACCTCTGTAGACATCCGTAGGTTCAAGGAAAGCACAGACAGGACAGAAGTACTCAACCAGTCCTACCGCCTACCACGCAGCGTCTGGGAGCTTGCCCTGCGTATCTCGGATCGTATCCCTGGAAGGTTGGAGAAAGAGTTCTACCCTCGGGAGGAAGAGGGCACCGTCCGTACAGTGGGAGCACTGTGGCATCTGCCCTTGAACCAAGGATCGTGGACCATCCAAGCTCGGATCAATAAGTACGTCAACGATATCGCGGAGCAGTTGGAGCAAGATGGTTACTTCTACAGCCGGAAGGGGCGGTGGTCTGTAAGCCAGAAGAAGATCGAGGCCATGGAAGTGTGGCGTGATCTGGCTGACGGTCAGGCTATTGGTATCGGCAGGGTGCGTAAGTTGTACGAAGCTGTCCCTAAGATGGGGGAGTTCGCTGCGGTGCGGCGGGGTGCTATGTCTTTGCTTGATGCTGCGGGGTCCGAGGACCTGTTGACATACGATCTGTTGGTCAAAGAGTTTGGGTTGATTGCACCGAGGGACACGCACCCTATGGACGTTATCAAGATGACGGATCAAGAGAAGATCTACATCCGCGCCATCGAGCGGCGGGGCGAGAACATTTACCAAGAGCCGAGGATCAAGATCTCAACCATCCATGCTATGAAGGGAGGGGAGGACGACAACGTGGCAGTATACTTGGGGTCAACCAAGAACTGCGTTGAAGGGAAACATCCGGAGGATGAGCACAGGATCTTTTATGTTGCGGTCACCCGCTGCAAGGAGAACCTCTACTTAATCGAGTCGGACAAATCATACAGGTACGAGATATGAAACGAGATGAAGTGTTAGCCACCGCCGAAGAATACATCAACGGACAGAGGGCCACGGACTACGGGGATGCATACGAGAACTTCGAGCGCATTGCCGAGGGCTGGAATGTAATCATCCGCAACGCCATGACAACCCACGGGTACGTCACGCCGCAGCATGTTGCGTTGATGATGGACTGGGTGAAGACAGCGCGGCTGCTCAACGACATCCGTCATGACGATTCGTGGATCGATAAGTGTGGATACAGCGCATTGGGTGGAGAGTTCACTGAGCGGGAGAAGACAATATCAAAGCGGCTGGATAAGATACTGGGTAAGTCCAATGACTAATGGCTTCACAAAAGACAGCATCATCGCTGCGCAGATGAACCAGCCAAAGGAACTGGCGTGGAACATCCCGACAGAGTTCCCTGACCTGACGCACCACAAGCAGATAGCCGTGGACCTTGAGACGTGTGACCCGAACCTGATGACACTGGGCCCAGGATGGGTACGCAAGGACGGGTTTGTAGTGGGCATCGCTGTAGCTGCGGGAGATTGGGAGGGATACTTTCCTATCCGCCATGCCAACGGTCACAACATGGATGCGAGGATCGCGCTCAAGTGGTTGCAGAAGCAGATGGCAACGCCGCACATTGACAAGATATTTCACAACGCGACCTACGATGTGGGCTGGCTACGCGCCGAGGGCATCAAGGTCGAGGGCCGGATCATTGATACCATGATTACAGGTGCGGTGGTTGACGAGAACCGTTTCTCCTACAGCCTCAACAACCTTGGCCGGGACTACCTCAACGAGCGTAAAGATGAGAAGCTACTGCGTGTGGCTGCGGCTGAGTGGGGCTTTGACCCCAAGGCTGAGATGTACAAGCTGCCGCCTGAGTTTGTTGGACGCTACGCCGAGCAGGATGCAGGGATGACCTTGCGCCTGTGGGAGAGACTCAAGATCGAGCTAGACCAGCAAGACCTCTGGAACATATGGGACCTAGAGACCAGCCTCATTCCTATGATGTGCGACATGCGCCAGCTTGGTGTGCGGGTTGACTTGGACAAGGCTGAACAAGCCAAGGGCTACTTCAAGAAGAAGAGCAAGGAGATCAAGGACGAGATCTACCGCCAGACCAAGATCAAGGTGGAGCCCTGGGCAGCGGCCTCTGTGGCTACGGTCTTTGACGAACTAGGGTTGGTCTATCCAACATCCGATGACGCACAGGGGGACCTTCTCCGTAAGTCTGGGGTGCCTTCCTTTACCAAGCAGTGGCTCAGTGCCAACTCGCACCCAGTTGCACAGATGATTGTGAAGCTGCGGGAGTTCGACAAGGCTGAAACTAGCTTCATCGATTCCATCCTCAAGCACGAGCATGAGGGCCGCATCCATTGCGAGTTCCACCAGCTGCGCTCTGACGGTGGAGGCACGGTGACCGGACGGTTCTCTTCGTCCAACCCTAACCTCCAGCAAATCCCGGCTCGGGACCCAGAGATCAAGAAGCTGATCCGCGGCCTGTTCCTTCCGGAAGAGGGGACCAAGTGGGGATCGTTCGACTACTCGAGCCAAGAGCCAAGGTTACTGGTTCACTTTGCGGCAAGCCTGAAGGGGGACAACAAGCACCCCATCGTCGATAACATCGTCGAAGAGTACAACACAGGTGACGTTGACCTGCACCAGATGGTGGCGGACTTGGCGGGGATCACCCGCAAGGAGGCCAAGGTCGTGAACCTCGGCATCATGTACGGCATGGGTAAGGGCAAGCTCGGGGACCAACTAGGTATAAGTACTGAGGAAGCGGGCGACCTATTGCAGAAGCACCAAGACAAAGTTCCGTTCGTTAAGAACTTAGCTAACTTAGCTAGCAGGCAGGCTGACAAGACAGGGCAGATCCGGACCCTGCTTGGACGGCGCTGTAGGTTCAACATGTGGGAGCCTCGTACCTTTGGGTACAGCAAACCGCTGGAATACGAGGCTGCTATGAAGGAGTATGGTCAGCCTCTCAGAAGAGCCTTTACTTACAAGGCGTTAAACAAACTGATCCAAGGTTCCGCTGCGGATCAAACCAAGAAGGCGATGGCTGACTGCTATGCAGAGGGACTTTTGCCTATGCTCACCGTCCATGATGAGCTATGCTTCTCAGTAGAGAGTGACGAACAGTCGAAGCGCATCAAGGACATTATGGAAAATGGACTGTCGGATGTCTTGAAGGTTCCCTCCAAGGTAGACGATGAACTCAAGGACAATTGGGGAGAGATCGAATGAAACTTGATAAGATGAAAACTGTTAGCCTACGCGACATGCACCCTATGCAGGTGCAACACTTAATGGAACTGGTCGGTTTGACCTTGAACCTTGCGGCTCATACCCGCGACAACGATGTCATCGATGACACCGAGGCATTCTGTGACGAACTGGTTAAGCTGTTTGGAGGGGTGGGTGTCTCAATGTCAATCGAGATTGACCCAGGCCCTAGCCCAAACGATTCGCAATCTGTGCATTAGCTGCTGCGCTGAACGGATCATCTCCCAACAGAGCAGGGTTCACAGGCCCAGGAGCACGAGCCGTGGTCACCGGAAGCGTTGGCTGCGGTAAGCTGCCTTGCTCCACAGGCACTCCGAACATTGGAGTTTGTACAGGCTGTGGCGTGTCAGTGGCAGGCACCCCGAACATTGGGGTCTGAGGGGCAGGAGCCGTGGTCCGAGGAGCATCATCTGGGGCCAGAGGTAGCCCGTTCATCTGCCTGCGAACCTCTTGGATCTGTTCTCGAGGAAACTGGTCATAGATTCCTGCTCCGCGCATCTCCTTAAAGTTCTTGGTTGTAACCTTGAACGGTTCGAACTCTCCGCGCATGATACCTTTGACACCGCCGATGTTATTCTTCTTGAGTTCACGGCGGATCTCCGCATCAGTCAGGCCCATGGACCGTAGGTCCTCGATCACTTGATAGTACTCACGGTCAATCCGGAGCTTGTCATTGTTAGCCTGTTGGAAAGCGTTGAGAAGCGTTGCAGAGTTGGCGTTTGCGTCGTCTGTTATACGGTTAAATGTACGTTTCGCATCAGTCTGCAGCTGAGAAAGCCTGTACCCATTGTACTCCAAGCCCCTTTTTGGGTCGAACTCAAGGAAAGATAGGCCCGTTGCTTGACGTGCAAACTCTCCAAGTGCGCTGCGTTCACGGCCCATCTTGTCTACGCTGGTAATCATGCCGTCTTCGGAGCCAAGAACGCCCCGCAAGAATCGGCTAGGCTCGAGCTTGCCGCCCGATACGTTTACCGGAATGACGTTTGGCATCAGAGTGTCCATGACATGCAAGAACTTTTTGCTCTGACGAGAGCCAAAGGAATCGGAGCCGCTGTAGACTTCTGCGCCCGTAGCAGTCTTGCCTCCACGCAAGGTCACATCGATTAAGGCCTCAGTAAGCATCGCCTCTGACATAAAAGGTTCAAACACTTCACTCAGTGTCCCCAGAGCTACGTCCTCAAGAACTTGGCCCACATCTTTACCTTCACGAATAGCATCATCTGCTTCGTTGATCGCACGGTTGGCGAACCTGGTCAGCACATCATATGGGTTGGACGTACTAAGGTTTATGTATTTGATTTTGCCGTCTTCTGTTTTACCCACGGGCATCAGGACAGAACCTTTCTCCCAACGAGGAGCAAATGACCGCTTGTACGCATCCATCTCTTCTCTGCTTACACCTGTTGTAGCATAAGCTATCTCAAGTGCGGCGGCAGGAACTACGGCAGTAGTTATAGTAAACCCGAGCAGGCGATTGCGCCCGCGAGTTTGAATGGCTGGGATGTCTGACGCCATATCGTCCAAGCCCTGCTTCACAATGTTGAATCCTGTGCGGTAGATCTCCGCAGGGAACGAGATGAAGTTACCGATAGGAAGACGACGACCTAACTGCACCAGTTCAGACGAGGCTTTGTTGTAGTTCGGCACGGTATCTCGCACGATCTGTGCGGCGCGGTTCTTGACTAACTCGTCTAACACTTCGCCTTTGTTTGCTTCGGCCCGCTTCATCAACGAGTCTACTTCGACATCATCCATGCCTTTAGTCAGATACTTGATTTGATCATCGGGGCTAGAATTTTTCAACGCATTGCGCAGATGCGACTGTTCTGCATTGTAGTTAAAGTACTTCCAAAAGTCGTCCGAACCTTGGTACGCTGCTTCCAAAGGCTTGGTTAACTTGCCCACACCACGAGCTAACTTTTCTCGTGCGCCGCCGCCTGTGCCAGCGACAGCCTCGATGAAGTTCTTAGGATCACGGGCCGAGATATCCAAACCTTTGTTTAAGGTGTCTTGGATCTCGCGAAGCTCGGCGTTAGTACCGAGGACCCCGCGCTGCTGTGCGTCAGCCAAGTCTGCGAATACCTCGTCCGACCCTTTGTTGGTGATGTTTGCAAAGACTGCTTGTGCCGAGTCCTTGAGGCTGCTGCCTCTACCTATTATAGGTACGTTCCCGTTGGCTGTTGCAAAGGTAACGGCTGTAGTAAAGTTGCGGACCTGTGTGATGGGGGACAGAACAGTCTTGCTGTACTGGGATATACCCTTGGCTTTTAGGAATGTACCAAACAAGCCTCTTAATGCCGCAGTACCCACGCTGTCCTCTGCAAGAATCTGCCGAGTTAGGTTTTTATAGATCGGAGTTGGAACGTAGAAACCATCCAAGCTCCCCCATCCAGATCTGCCGACGAGTTTTTCTAGTTCGTCCGCCTGCCGTCCAACAACTTGAACACCGCTGCTGGCCCCATCTTCTCCGCCGAGCTTGATGTAACCTTGCTGAGTAAGAGCTTTCTGCTGGTTGGGGTCGAGCTTATTTCCGTTTACAAACAGCTTTCCGATACCAGAGTTTTGATCCGCCATCTTTGCGATGGTTCCAAAGTAATCGTCCACCGCGGTGAACTGGGCAAGGTCAGCGATAGTACCAAGGTATGCCTCGCGAGGATCGTCCACCTCACCAAGCAACTGACGCAATGCTTTCGGCACATCCTCTCGGGACATAAACATCCCTGTTTCCAAGCGGTCACGAGCCATGCGGCCCCCGCCTAGTTTCTCACGGGACTTAATGCTGTAGCGACCCAAGAAGTTCTCCCGAGCTTTCTGCGCTACTGCATCGGTAACCTTCGCGCCCACTTTAATCTCGACACCGTCCTTGCCTGGGACTTTCTGTAAACCATTCGCAGTCAGGAAGTCGTCGGACAGTTCCCCAAAGACATCTCCACGAGCCATCTCTGTAAGTTCTTTTTCCGCAGCTTTCCGGTTCACACGAAAGAAGTCATCGGCAACCTTTACGGACTCGTCAGTCGGAACATACTTGGAGTCTTCAAAGATTTTGTAACGACGGCGAAGATAGCTGTTAATGTTCTGCTCGATTAAGTCATTGATATTCTTGCCATCTACAGTGAACTTGTTCTCTTTCAAGAAGTCGCTCTTGAGTACATCATCGCTAAGTTTGTCGATGTGGCTACGCATGCGAAGCGCGTTCTGGCGAACACCTTGCGGCAACTCTTTAAGAACTCTAGCTTTCACGGCAACATCTGGTTCAGTCAGGTAACTCTCCAACTTCGACATGATGCCAACACGGTCAAGAGTACCTTCACCCTCGGGGGCTTTTTTCACGAAAGAATCGATTTCTGTTTCCAAGTCATTAAGGATGCGATCTGCTTTTTTAATCTGGACCTGAACTTGCCCGTCAAGAAGTTCGCGTTTGGTAGCAGCCTGCTCCGGCAAGTATCCACGGTAGCGACCAAACGCTATGGCGTCGGCCAACTTGGTTTTGAAATATCCTAACTCGTCTGCAGACCCTGGCTTTGCCAAGAGCCTACGTTCCAGAAGGTTGTCAATCTTACGTCCGGCCTGCTCAATCTTTTCGCTGGCGGCTTTAGCACTGACCTGTCCAAACTCTGTCTGACCGATGGTTTTCCCTGCGCCGCCAATAGCTTTCCCTGCGCCCATCAGTGCGCCTTGAGCTACTCCGCCGAGAAGTGTTCCTTCTGAGGCTACCTTTACCCTGTTACCTAATCGAGCCAGGGCCTTCTCACGTCCGCTTAACCCGATCAAGTCGCTGGTCTGAGTTGGACCCATGTCCACCCAGTCACCAATCGTAGTCATGCCATCGGTAGAAACTGCGCCGTCTGCAATGCCCGCAGCAGCCAGTTCTTTCCCAGCAAGGGAAAACCTTTCGGCCTTAGTCATTGGAGTTTTAGCTAGACCCTTGGCTGCACGAGCTACCTTCGCACCCTTGGCAACTAGACCTGCGGCCCCAAGACCAGGGACCACGAACTGAGTTACTATCTCCGCACCCTTACCAAGTATGCCTTCTGGATCAAGGCCCAGCGCATCACGAGCAGCTTCCGCCGCCTCGGTGACTTGGTCCCCGTAGTTTGTATCTGCAATGATATCCACGCCCATTGCACCAAGGCCCACGAGTCCTTCGCCAATGCCGATGATGCCCGAGACAACGCCCTCGCCTAGCTCACCAATGTAGGTGTCATCGTAGAACTGCTTGCCGTCGTCAACAGGCTCACCAAATAAAGGGGTCTCTTCGACAGGAACTCCGAATAGTTTTTCCTCGGCCATTCAGGGCTCCTATGGTTTTTTGCGTTTCTGCCCGTTCTGAACAAACTCTGCACCTGAAGGCAAAGCATCGTACTCAGCTTGTGTCGATACAGCAGGTAGACCACCGTCCACAGCCGTAACCGCAGCCGCGGGTTCCGATGACGTAGGTCCAGCCTGCCCCGTGTAGTATGGCGCTAGTGCTTCTTGAGCCTGTTTAATTGCTACGCTTGCCTCTTCGCCTGTGGCGGTCATGATCTTCCCAGCCAAATCCCGAACAGCGTCAGGGAAAGGCTCCAGTGGAGACATACCAGACTTGCCACCACCACTCTTAGCAGCAGCACGAGCCGAGGCCGTCTGCTTGTAGGCTTGCAGACCAAGGAGCACGGCCTGAGTAAATTCTTCCGGGCTTTTAGCTACGGATCCGCCAATAGCTACGTTAGCAATCCGGCGGTTGATCTCGTCGATGTCGTTGACATCTTCCAAACCAAACACGTTCTCTGCAAAGTCCATCTTGGCTGCTTCTGTGGGTTGTTCGCCTGACGCGACTAAGACAGCATCCGCAATCTTAGAAGGATCTTTCGTGGCTTCAGTCGCACTTTCAATAATCGAAGCCTTTCGAGTGCCTTCTTTTGCAGCCGCTTCAACAGAACCAAACTGCTCTGTGACAGCGCCCCCAGTTTTCTTGTCCATGTCTTGAACAAATTCCGTTGCAGTTTGAGTAATATCTACAACAGGAGATCCACCCGCTGCGACTTGCGCTTTGGCTTGTTCCGCTAACTTTGCACCCATCTCAGAGTACCCTTTTAACGGCTCGCCACCTTGATTAAGTTTAACAACAGGTTGTTGCCCTGCGGTGGTTGGAGCCATAGGGTTCAAGGGCCGAGGTGCGGGAGCCTGGGCCATAGGAGCCACGGTAGTAGGCATTGGCATCGCCTGCAGCGCAGGTTGAACTGTCGGCATATTAGTAGGCATCGGCGCAGGTTGTTGTTGCGGCGGTTGCGGCATCATAGTGGGCCCTGCAACACTGCGAATCAACTCCGGCGAAGACGCTAGAATACCACTAGGGCGTTTGATCCCTGCCATTTGATCCAGCTTACTACGGGCCTCACGTTGAGACGCTCCGAATAGACCTGCGTTGTTGATGCCACCTTGCATATTATGCCCCGCTTACATTTCTCAAAGAACCAAGCCCACCAAGTATAGGGTTCGATCCACCTTGTGCGCCATAGATTGTGTTGGCCCGTTGCAAGGCTCCGCCCATGAAGCTGGCCTGTGGTGTTGCCGCTGCTGACAAAGACGTACCGCTTGAAGGCACACCAGAAAGAATGTCCCGCATGTAAGAGAACCGAGCAAACGGTTCGTATGCTTCCTCTAACTGGCCCGCCCGCTGTACATCGTACTCAGCCT